CCTGAACCGACTAGACGAGTAGAGGGAACGAACGATGGCAACATTTACAGTCACGCATCACCAGCGTCTGTCAGATGTTGCCGTCGTTCAGACTCTTGAGAACACTGACATCGCGATCGGTCAAACGATCACGCTCTCAGGTCTTGGACATGGGCTCAACGGCGCACACATCGTGTTCGCTGTACCGACCTACTACCTGATTGATGTTGACGAAGAAGGCGACTACATCTTCGACTCGGATGTCATCATCCCAAACCAGCTTCTCTTTCAAGATGTCGGCGACGACCTTGAGCGTTCAGCTGCAGATCCTGTCGGCTCGCTCGTCTGGACACAGACCTGCACATGGATCAATGTCGCTGATCTGACCGAATTTCTCGGCATTAGCGGAGCGACCGCCAATGACACCGCTTTCATGACTTCATCAGTTAATGCTTCGAATGCATGGTCGTTCAAACGCAGGGTTCAGGCAGGCTACCATGACTCACTGACCAGCGTCCCTGATGCTGCAGTAAAGGCTGGGGTCGTGTTAATGGCTGCGAGCCTGTATCGAGAGCGCGGAAGTTTTGACTCCTTCAACAGCTTCCAAGACATGAACATCGCAGCACCTGTCGCTTCAATGGGTCGGATAAACCAGTTGCTCGGCATCAAGAGATCGCAAGTGGCATGAGATGGCAGGCATCTTCACAGACACGATCAACGCTGTCTCAGCGACGATCACAGCTCTTGGCCTTAAGCCGGTCACTGATCCTCGGAACGCTCGACCTCTTACTGTATTCATTGAGCTTCCTACTTTCAGTTCGTTCAATAACCAGACAGCGGACATCACGATTGATCTCCGAGTGTTGGGCGCGCCACCCGGCAACCAAGACACTACGGACTACATACTCGGAGTCGTTGATCAACTAATGAACTCCTCCCTCGCAGTTATCTCTGGCAGACCTACGATCGCCTCGATCGGATCTGCCGAGTTACCTGCATATGACCTCACAATTAGAATCGGCACAAGCCGCGTATAAAGGACAAAACAATGGCCACAGTCACCTACCTAGCCAACCCCACCGTCACCGTCACAGCACCTTCGGCGATGACCTTGACCGATCACTGCTCAGCAGCGACCTTGACCCTCACGGCTGAGGCACTTGAAAACACGGCCTTCGGTCAAACCTCACGCACATTCACCGCTGGGCTCTATTCAAATGAGCTCACGCTCACACTGTTCCAGAGTTACGGAGCGACCGAAGTCGAGACCATGCTGAACACTTTGTTCGGTGTCGAATCAACACTCGTCATCAGTCCTGCCGGCGCAATTGAATCAGCTTCAAATCCTGAGTACACCTTGACAGGTTGCTACTTGGCGACCGTGACTCCGATCTCGGCAGCAGTCGGAGAGCTGTCAGTTGTCGAGGCCGTGTTCATGGGCGGAACCTTCGCTCGCGACATCACCTGATCAAGTAAGTAATCCGAACCCCGACTAGGAGAACCCATGAAACTCACACTCAGTGTCAGACTCGCCGATGGCGAGACCTACCAAGTAGTCACAAACCTGTTTGTGATTATCTCGTGGGAGCGTAAGTTCAAGCGACGAGCTTCAGATCTTGCCAGTGGGATCGGGATGGAAGATCTAGCCTTCATGGCCTACGAGGCCAGTAAGCAGCAAGGTCATCCAGTGCCGATCTCATTTGATGAGTTCGTCAAAAAATTGGAAGATCTAGAGGTCGTGGAGACTGCATCCGCAGTCCCTACACAGGAGGCCACCGGCGACAACTAGCAGCTCTGCTAGTTGAGACTGGGTTCTGGCCTCCACACATAACATTCGAGACAGACGATCTGGCGACTTGTGTCCAGATCATCAACGAGCAGAGACGGAAAACCTAGTGGCAGCATCAGTCGGAATCGAGTATGACGGACTGAAGCAGGCTCTCCGTGAGATCGGCAAAATTGATCCTGCGCTCCGTCGGCAAATCACCAAGGACATTAAGTCCGCTGCAGACCCTCTAGTCTCTGCGATCAAGGACTCAATTCCGTCTTCGCCACCGTTGACCGGACAGAAGCACAACGGACGCACAGCTTGGAAGAATGAGTCAAAAAACATCGTCGTCAAAGTAGACACGCGCAAGGCTCGCAAACGCAACCTAGAACAAGGCGCACAATTTGAGTCCATCGGCACAGTCAGGATCACCGCAAAAGGTGCAGCTCTCTCCATGAGCGACATGGCAGGACGAGGCCCGAACCAAACACGCAACAAAAACCCACTTCGAGCACGCCCAAATTTTGCTCAAGATTTAACCAGCAAACTCCGCACACCGTCACGCTTCGTCTGGGCTCGCTCCGATGATTACATAGACGAGGTCACTAGAAATGTTGACAAGATCGTTCAAGAAGTGATGGGTCAAGCACAGAAGAGGATCGTGAAACGCTAATGGCTATCAACCTCCCCATCATCTCAGAGTGGAACCCTGCCGGCATCAACAGGGCCATTAACGACTTCAAGAAACTGGAAACGACAGGACAAAAAGCATCGTTTGCCATTAAGAAGGCTGCAGTCCCGGCAGGGCTCGCTATTGCAGCTCTCGGCGCTGTCGCTTTTGATGCTGTCAAAGCGTTCGCAGAAGATGACGCTGCAGCCCAAAAACTTGGCACGACTCTCAAGAATGTCACCAACTCAACCGATGCACAGATCTCAGCAGTTGAGGAGTTCATAACAAAGACTTCAGTTGCTGCAGCAGTCACAGATGACGAACTTCGCCCAGCACTTGACAAACTGGTTCGAGGCACAGGAGATGTCACCCGAGCCCAAGACCTGCTCAACCTTGCGCTAGATGTCTCAACAGGTACAGGAAAAGACTTGGGTGCAGTTTCGGACGCGTTGAGTAAGGCCTACAACGGCAATTTTACAGCACTCAAAAAATTAGACCCAGCACTAGCCTCACTCATTGAAGAAGGCGGAGACGCTGACGAGATCTTCGGTCGTCTCGCAGGCACATTTAAGAACCAAGCCTCTACAGCTGCAAACACGACTCAGGGCAGGATGAAGAGTCTGTCTATTCAGATGGGCGAGTTCAAGGAATCTGTCGGTGCAGCTGTCGCTCCTATCCTAGAGAAGCTGCTTCCAGCGTTTACATCTCTCGGAAACTTTACTCGAGACAACACAGGACTCGTCGTCGCTTTTGGTGCAGCGTTTGTCGTACTTGCCACGACTGTTCTCGCAGTTAACGCAGCGATGAAAGCGTACGCAGCCATTCAGGCCATCGTCACCGTAGCCACAAACATCCTGACCGCATCCACCTATGCACTGTGGATCGCCACAGGTGTCGCAGTCATCATCGCCATCATCGCAGCACTGGTCGCGCTACAAGTCAAGTTTGACATCTTCGGCAAAACCGTCAACGCAGTCAAAACAGTATTCACTCAGCTCTGGGATGTCGCTCGCTTCGTCTTCGGTGCAATCAAGCAAGGGTTTAGCGAACTCAAAGACCTAGGTGCTTCAATCTTTGACGGCATCAGCGGAGCGTTCAAGGGAGTTATCAACGCAGTCATCTCAAACCTTGAGCGAGGCTTGAACGCTGCCATCAAAGGCTTGAACATTATCCTTGACGGAATTGACAAAGCTGCCGGGCCTTGGGTTAACTTTGGAACGATCCCAGATGTCAAGTTGCCTCGACTAGCTGAGGGGGGCATTACGACAGGCCCGACTATCGCCATGATTGGCGAAAAAGGGCCTGAAGCTGTCATCCCTCTTGACAAGCTCGGCAAGATGGGCATGGGCGGAGCAAACATCACTGTCAATGTGTCCAGCGCTGATCCGAACGCAGTCGTCGCAGCTCTCCAGCAGTACATCCGAGATCGTGGAGCGTTACCAATCACAGTAAACAGCACAGCGTTCAGAGGCTGACATGGCCTCACCAATCACCTACGAAACCTACCTTGATGTCATAACATCCACTGCTGGCTACATTGACTTGACCTCAACACTCTTGTCGTTTACGACAGATCTTGACTGCGGAATCTTTACGATGGGCAGAGCATCAGCATCGTTTACGGTCAAAAACTTTGACAACGCTTTCACACCTAACGCCGGCGGAACTTACGCAACGACAAACTGGTTCGGCTCAAAGTTCACGCTCAGGATGGTCATAGACGGAAACACGACCTACCTTTTTGACGGCATCTGCACCGACTTTTCCATTGACTCAGGGTACAAAGACAGCAAAGCCTCTTTTACCTGTGTTGACGCTTTTCAAATGGCTTCAAGCACTCGAACCGACATCGTCGGCATTACATCGCTTGAACCGATGAGCACCAAGATCGCTCAAGTGTTAACAAACGCCCAGTTCCCCGTTCTTGGCGAAGCTTCATCGTCGGCAAGGTTTCGAAGCATCGGTGTCAGTGCTGGTAGCGGTACACAGTATTCAGGCTCACCGACACCCGGCTCAGTGTCCGACCTTTTCAGCAGTCGCCACATTCCCTCGTCGGGCTCTATCTCATGGCCTGTTCTTGGCAAACAGCTCGGCATCGGTGGCCCTTACACATACGACTCAGTAATCCTGTATGAGACACCATACAAAGACAAATTTGAGATACAAGGGCCCTATTTCATGTACGGCTCAGACATCACTCCGGTGACAGGTTCTATGCCGTTTCAAGTTTTAACTGCTGCGTTTGTTCGAGCGGACTTCGCGACAGCTGCACAAACGACAGGGGGATCGGGAACAGTCGTCGTCACTAACGGAGCCTCGACAACCGTTTTCGGTACTCGCGTGATCCAGTGGCCTGAACTGTTGTCGTCAACTGTCGGTCAGGAATATCAGACAGCAGCTCTTGGCAATCGGTGGAACACTCTTGAATATGTGCCGACAAACATTCAGGTCAAACTGTCTCAGATCAAAAGTTTGCAGGACACAGATGTCGCTGAACAGTTCACAAAGTTACTTGACATGGAGTCGGGCATTTGGGAGCGCCTAGAGTTGAAATACAAGCCGGTAGGCACGACGACAACAATGACAACTCAGAACATTATTACGGGACGAACAATTAGCGGAACACCTGAAGACATGATCGTCTCGCTTCGGACTAAACCTTGGTACAACTGGAGCGCGTTCATACTTGACAGCGCAGTAGATGGAATACTAGACACCAGTCGTCTCGGCTGGTAAAGGAGAAACATGGCTATTAACCCAAACACAGACTTTTCGTCGGGTGCAGTCCTGACAGCTGCACAACAGAACCGTTTCCCTCGTGGCGTAATGGCGTACAACCAATCAACTACTAGCGACACATCTATCACCGCAGAAGAAGTGCAAATTATAGGCTCCTCGTTTACCGCTGTCGCAAACCGTTACTATAAGATCACATATTTTGAACCCAACCTCGTAAGCGGTACTGGCTATTTCACTTTTCAAATTAGAAAATCAGACATTTTAGGCACCATAGTTCAACAATTTTATTTGCAAAGCGGAACTGGTCAAGACAGATTTGCTCATGGTGTTTGGGTAGGGACTCTTACAGCAGGATCACAAAACTTTGTAGCCACCGCTCAAATGTCGGCAGGTACAGGAACTTTAAGTCGAGGCGCTAACCGTGTTGCATTTCTATTAGTGGAGGACATAGGCCCGTCATGATTATCTACATAGGTGGCGACACCGCCGAAGAACAAACCAAAAACTGCCGATGGGCAATCAAAACATACTTAAACGAGTCCGACTGGACACAGATCCCAAACAACCCGTTAACGCCCGAATACTCGGCAGAATGGGCGACCTACCGGCAAGAACTGCGTGACTTTATGGCGACATGGACACCATCAAACGAAGCCGACCTACCAGATCCGCCGATGCCATGAAAACGCTCGCTGTGATCGCAGCTCTCGCCGTCGTCCTCATGTTCGTCGTCACAGGCTGCAATGACCGCACTCGAGACAACTGCAAACAACAACCCACAGCGACAAGGTGCAACCCGTGAAGAAATACACCAACTCAGAGATCAAGGCCAGACTCATCCTCATCGTCGGCATCACACTCTCGGCGACCTTCGTCATCTCCACAGCCTCGCTGCTCTACGGACTGCTATTCGTCATCCAGCCACTTGAAGTATCACCAAACGATGAAAGCGCATGGTCGCTCCTATCCCCGATGATGCTCTTCCTCACCGGAGCACTATCAGGAATCCTCGCCAGCAACGGCCTCAAAGACAAGGGAGACAGAGATGAGTCCTAGACCGTACACAGGGAACAAGGACGGGAACCATCCCACACCACGCGCCGGCACAAGACGATTCGTCGATTATTGTGAGTACCTCTTCGGTGTCAAGAACATCGGGATCTATGCGAATCGTCCGATGCGCTCAGGCTCATCGCTGTCCGTTCATGCCACATGGCGCGCTACAGACCTCAAAGGGACTAAGCCTCAACGGAAGGCCCTCGTGGAGTTTCTCTATGAGCACCGTGACGATCTGAACATTGAAGAGATCCATGCCTACGATGGCACTGGATGCCCTCTGACAGGTCTCACAAAGTGGGGAGCAGGCTATCGCTGCGATCGTGACGCTTGGAAGGCTTGGACTGCCACACGCAACGGAGGCACACCTGGAGCCGACTGGACTCATGTGGAGATCTCGCCACTGATGGCAGATAATCCGAAACTGGTAGAGGAAGCGTTCGCTCGAATCTTCGCCGAATGACTTGACATCGCGTCGCTCATTCGGTCAACTGATTCCGCCAAGAGAGCACAGCATCAGCTGAGCCCCGACACTGGAGGCAAATAATGCACCCCTTTAAGTTCCTCGCCCTTGTGGCGTTCGCCTATTTCAGTCTGGTCGTGGTCTTTGGATCATCGTCAGATTCACCGCCAGAGACCACGATCGGAATCCCTCAGACCGTCCAGATCGTGCCTCTGACCGATGAGCAGATCGCAGACCAAGAAGCCCTTATCGCCCAGATGATCGCAGAGGAGAACGCCACGATCTACGATGAGCCCGCAGAGACCTCTACAACGCTCCCACAGCTTGCCCAAATAGATCCCGACACCAAGTGTCAGGAATGGCTACCGCTCGCCGTAGAGATGGGCTGGCCCAACAGGACAGAAGTGCTGCAGACTCTCGGTCGCGTCATGTGGAAGGAGACGAGATGTACTGCTCAGATCGTTTCTAAGACTGGAGATCACGGTCTGACACAAGTGAACGCCACAGCTCACAGATCGTGGGCCGAGGAGATCTTTGGCATTCCATTCGAGGAGGCAATGGCTGACCCTTCTAAGAACCTGCGCTTTGCGTTCTTACTGTGGAACAGTCGTGAAGAGGCTGGGAAGTGTGGATGGCAACCTTGGAGCATCTCGTGCTGAACAGTCTGAGCTGGCAAGAAGAAGCAGCTTGTCGTGATCTGCCGGTTGATTGGTTCTTCCCTGAGGTTGGTGCTGAGGCATGGAAGCATCTTCGGAGAGCTGTTGCAGTCTGTGAGAGTTGTCCAGTGATAGACGACTGTCTCAAGTATGCGCTCTCATTCGGCTATCGAGCTCTTCCGGGCATCTGGGGAGGCACATCGGAGAACCAGCGTCACGCGATGCTCATCTCTGACACACCTGTTTGATATGGTCGGATTATCCCACTAGGAAGGATTATCCAATGAACGACCCCGACGGCATGGTTCAGACGATCAGAGAGCAGGAGAAGCACATCGCCGACCT